AAAGTCATTTCATTCATCTGGTTGAAGGGGGGAATGCGAAACATAGTGATTCTCTCTTTCTCTTGATTACATATATACAATAGCATTATACGCTCAGATGGTCAAGAGAAAACTTTTGAAAAAAGATAAGCAAACTCAAGCACTTAGCATTTAGTTTAAAATTGTTATCACCTTTTTTCTGATACTTTTTGCAGGATTGACGAATCGTGCGAATCAGTATATAATAGGTTATCAGCCTTTAAGCACAGGGGGAACACAATGGAATTTTTTATTAATGGTACAAGACGTGGATTGGGTAGGTATTGGATTGATCGATATCCAGAGAAGTGTGTATCTACCATGGAAGATTGCGAGGTATTTATTAACAATAAACATGAAGGATATCTACAAGTACATCGTCTATATCAAGCAGCAGAGCAAGGTAAGAGAATCATTAACATTGGATCTGCTGGATCTGATTGGACTAAGGGGTATAAAGACAACTTCCGATATGGTCTTGAAAAGAAACAACTGAGAGATGCCAACGATGCCTTATTCTGGCAAAACGTGGACACAACCATTATCAACTTTGGCTATTTTGATACAGAGAGATCTGCACATAAAGACGTTAAAAAGATGAGTCTTGATTATGTCCACGATGTAATTATATGGGTACTAGATCAGCCCCACCGTATTAAAGAGATTACGGTTACCCCCTAACTTGCTGTTTTAGCCTCTTGCATCTCAAATATCTGATCGTCTAGGAACTTCTGCTTTTTTAATATTTTATACATTCGGTCTGTCTTTCCTTGTTTCTTGTATCTTTCAGCGTAGTAACTTAGTTTCTTCGAATCTTTTTTTAAACGATCTATTTGAATTGAAAGCATGAATTTCTTTATCCTTAATGGTTGATAGAAATGAAAAAAGGGACGAGCCACAAAAGTGACACGTCCCAGAACTAAAAAGTATTATCCTTCTTGCTAGAGTTTAATTTCATATAAGACTTGGAAATACCTCCTTTACTAGTTTTTTAGTGAGTCCTTTTGCTAGTGTCTTATCTTTATTAATCATTTTGACAACTAGTTCTGCATCCTTGGGATGTATCGATTCCAACATACCCAAGAATATGTGTTCTCTTTTGATAGCACTCATCTTTTCGCCAGGGCCACCCTTCACCACGTACCGCAACTGCTTATGCTGTCGTTTCCAGTCGGATGGGGCATTATGTTCCTGACATGCTGTGTATGGCACTTCACCTTTTGGCAAGAGAAACTCCAATGAGTCATCAAAGGTTCCTTTAATCAGATCCTTCATTGCCCATTCTTTTTCGTTCTGTGTTAGAATATCTTTCTTCTCAGCCGCTGTTTTGGCTTTGGTCACTGCTTCAAATATCTCATAAGTGTATCTCATTAAAAAAAGTCCTCAATGCTTTCTATCAAGTGTCGGCAACGTTTTTCTACAAGGTATGGAAAGATCTTACCTTTGTTATGCCAACGAGTGTGTTGTTCTTCGAATGTATTTATAATATCAGATCGTACAGATTCTGGAATATCATGTTTTTTATCAGTCAATGACACAAGTTTTTCATTACGAATATAGTTACGATATACTTGTTCACCAAGAGACCTAGGATCTTCCATCAACATCTGTAGTTTCTTTTTAGACATTGGTGTCTGGCGTTTGCTCTCATCGACGAATGTGTCATCGTCAGATAGTACATTTGGCACACCGTCACCAGAGCAACCTTTGATGATATGCTCCAAACGATACTCAGCAGCAGATGGTTCTGCCACAACAAACTTTTTATGTAGGGGGGAATACTGCTTCACGTTATCATAAACTTGTAACTGCTTGAAATCATGATCAGCCGATACAATCATAACAGGCTCATGGTTACCGAACTCTTGTGTCCGTTGACACAGTGTTGCAATCACATCATCTGCTTCACATCCCCACTGGTGAATAACACGCCAATGAAAGTGTTCAGCAATCTCATCACGTACCATATGTGTAATACGAAATACCTCTTCCCAATCAATTTTGGAATCGTCTCGACCACTCTTACGCTTGGCTTTGTATTGTGGGAACACATCCTTGCGCCAGTTACCACCAGCATCAGAGACAATGACCATATCTCCATAGTCATTGAACTTCTTCTTATACATGCGTAGTGAGTTCAGAATGGTATGCCTGATGAAGTTCTCATCAAGTCCCATCTTTGAACCGACAACACCACCGATTGCGATAGCATTATAGTCTACGATAATCATAATATACCTCTTTTTTGTTCACATCATTATACCATATATTTTCAGTCATGTAAACCCTTAACATGAGACCGATGGATCTTACAGTTTATGATACCATTGTAGTAGTTATCGTCTAGCAATACACGTCTATCAAACTGTTCCTTTGCTTCAAGGTATGACATCTCACCTTTTGATTTACAGAGATGTAATATCTCACGATGAAAGCTTTGTTCTCCATTTTCTTGTAGAATTTGTTTAACCTGATCAGATGATCCATAGTAGATTTTCCAATCTGATTCGACAATACTACGCCTCTTTCTGGTTTTTCCTTTGAGTGGCGGAAGTGTTTTCTTTGACCAGAATCCTTTTTTACCGACGTACTTTTTGTTATTGGTAAGATCCGTGATGACATACACAAACCCTTGATATTCTGATATGTGTAATGATGGCGCATCGGCACTGAAAGGTTCATTTTTATAATACCACATCACATCCAATCCTTTGTAACGGCAATAGCCTCATCTAACTCTGAAACTTTTAAAAAGAAGGATGCTATAACTCTATGCTTGTCAGAGTAGTTTGCCCACGTATGAGGAACCTTGGTGCTTAACAGAATGGGTTGATCAAGAAGTACTTTTTCAAAATCTTTTTCTCTATAACCAAATTGATTGCTTTCTTGACCGTCTAGAATGACAGTCTCTTTCCATATATAACGCTTATATTCTTTATGACGACCGCACAAGAATGGACCCTTTACAGGGTCAACTTGAATAGGAAAGTTTATAGAAAAATCTCTGGATTTATCCGTATGGACATTAGACACCCCTGAGTTGGGTTCTGATATAAAAAATAGAACAGCATTTTTTAAAAGAGGATGATCCAAGACTAACGCTGTTTCTGTAAACATATTGGCAAAGGATGTATTGCCGATATAAGGAACTTCATTTGGTATTGATGCGATATCTTCTTCGGTAGGATAGTTTGACCAAAAATATTCTGTAACTTTATTTAAAACTTCCGTAGGAAATCTGGGTAGATATTGCCACCTAAAATCACTAGGACATTCAATCATCCCAATCCTCATCGTCCACCAGTGTTGCCACTGTTGGCTCCCCACACATAGGGCAGAAGTCAGGGGCATCCCCAACTTCTGCTTCAGTGAATTTGTGAATAAAACTATCTTGACCGCAAAAACTGCAGTTCACTTCGTAAATAGTTCTTATCGTCATGCTCTCTCCTCAGTTATTAAAAGGAGATTTCACATGCTCCACCTTGACATGCTATTGCTCCCATTGTATCTATATCAGTAAACGTCTTCTGCGTTAGCTGATTATCAAAATCAATAGGGTTCAAGTTCTGTTGGATTTTGGTCCACTTGTGTAGCAAGAACACATCTTTCAAACAATACTCTGCCTGTTTCATATCGTTCATGAAATAGTTCTCACTGAAGTTATTGAACCTACGTACCCACTCTTTTCTCATATCGGAAACCTCACCACCAACGGCATACTGTGCCGCAGAGGTTGCTTCCCATAGATCTCTAAACCCTGCCTTATATGTATCAACAATTAAGCCACTAGCAAAAAGAGCACCTGCACCGTATTCTCGTACAATCTCTTCTTCGGTCTTGACTTCAGTGTTAGGAGCCTGTGCAAAGTCCTTGTCACCAGATCCAGCAAGGAATGAGATACCAGAGAATGAGTGACGGTTATCAAACACATAATCTTCTACCTCGGTCCACATATGCGGTAGCACTGTAATAGTATTAGACACGTTATGCCGAATGCGTTTATCTGCACACTGCTTTTCATTTGTACCAGCTTCTACCCAGTTCTGTTGTACCAGCTTTACTTTCTCAAGCAAATCTGTACCCATCAACTCCTCACGATATAGTGAGTTTGCTGGAGTAATCACAGGGAATGCCACACAATAGTCTGTGCCGTTGTTTGACCATACTGATTCATCTACCATGTATGGGTTAGACTGTGCAATCAACTGAGCAACTTCGGATTCTTTATTCAACTGAATGTGTCGGATATAACGTGGTGAGTGTTCTGCATGGATACCAGAAGCAGTCTGTAG